AATCTTATATCCTGTATCTTCGATAATCTGTTTCATAGCAGATTTTGTGTTATAGTTCCAGTATCCTCTTTTGGCTTGATGCAGGTCATAATCGAAATCACAATCTGCGTAATGGATCATGACATAACCACCTGGTAAAACTACTCTATAAATGTCTTTAAGATATTCTGTTATGTGTTTTTGTGTGAAATATGTAAAAGTATCCCAAGAGAAAACAAAACTACAACTATTAGTTGGTATTGGATCACATTTTGTACGATCTGTTGTGTAAAATCTTATGTATTTGAAATGTTTTGGATTGAATAATTTTTTAATTTTTGATTCACAAAGTGGTAAAAGATCTAAAAAAAAGTTTAAATGCCAAGCCAAAAACATTTTTGAGAATCTTCCGTATCCAGGACCAATTTCTAAACTATTTTGTTTTGTGTTACCTGTTTTTGAGAATTGAAATATTTTAGATTGAATATTTTTTGTAAGTAATTCATCGTAAATTGTAGTTTTATTTGAATGTCTCCAATTAATATCATTTTCAAACCAATCTTTTGTTTTATCTAACTTAATAATCTGTTCGGTATTGTATGCATCTACTCGTAAGGCTAATTCTTCCAATTTTACTAGATATTGATCAATAAATTCTTGAAAATCTTCTTTCTTTAATTTTTTTAACAAGTCTATTGTTAATTTTATTTCTTCAATACTGAGCATAAAGGTATTTAAAATTGAAACAATTTATTAAATGTGTTTGTGGTTTCTGTGCTTTGCACGTCCCAATTTAGAACTCCAATAAGATTGTCAATTTTTTGATCAAGGATTGTAGCCTCCATTGCATCAGCGTCAAAAGGCAATTCTTGGAACCATTCAGGTATACGCAATTCATCTACAGGATAAGCAATCGAAGTATATCCTAATGGATTATTTTTTAGTTTACACACAATTACTTTTGCACCATCTGTGATAGGCATTGAATATTTGTCATTGTACATTTCTCTGCATCTATTCCAATTGATGCTGGCTCGTACATGACCTGGCATATTTGCTTTGCCCTGTTTGGTTTCTTTTGCAAGATATACAGTTACATTGTTTGCTCTTTTTGGTGATCCTTTTTCCCATCCTGGTCTTGCTTTAAATTCTGCTCGAAATTCAGATATTCTATCTAAGACTTCTTTTTCTTGTTTGTTTGTTAGCACCAACATCAACAGTTCTGACAAAAAGTTTTGTACAAAAACTGGAGTGTCTGACCTTTTTAAGTCAAGACCCATTGCTTTCATTTTTCCAGGTGATCCTGCTGTATCTGTTCTCTGTCCTTCTTTGTCAAAATATAACACCGCATATCTTTTCTTTGTTATAAACAATCCTTTACTAGCAACAAGTTCTCTTCCTGCCGCTATAACTGCACCTCTGGTTTTTGGACAATGGAATGCCTTGGTCATAAAATGTGTAAATGAACTGTTTACTTCGTCTGATATCTTATCATAAAGATTTATAATATTTTCTTTCTGCCATGGAATTTTACCTGAATCAATTTCATTCTTTAATGGTTTATATGCACTAAAATACACCGAGTCTGTGTCTCCGTAAATGACTGCTTCACCTTTATGATCATAGTTGCCTGTCACTACCTCATTAACTTTTGCTCCCATATGTTTTGTGATACATCTGCCTGTAAGTGTAACTGATTGTCCAATACGTATATCAAAAAATCTACATCCTGGATTTAGTATTGCGCCATATAAACTGTTTAAATTAATTTTTTTGACAAGTTGTCTTTTATCCCAAAACTCTTTTTCAATTTCGTTGTCACCGCACTCGTGCATTTTACGTTGCATATCTTGTCTTTCTGCATACCAACGTTTAAGTAATCCTGGAATAATTGCTTCAAACTCGTATGTAAAAATTGTGCCATTAGCACTCAACATCCATTGATTGTTACTTTCAAATACAAGGTCATACATCTGTGCCGCCGACATCTTGACACTAGTGCCATCCTGCCAGTCGACAACTATTTCTGTACCTTTTTCTTTTTTCATTACTGCTTGATATTCCCAACTACCAAATTGATTGTCCCATGCGGCCGCAAATGATTTTTTCTGAAATCTTGCTCTGTTTACTTCGGCTGAAGTAATAACAGGACGTATCTGTCCAACAATACTTTCTGGACCCATGTTCATGGCACGAATCACACTAGGGTACAGACTGTTTATATCGCAACTGCCAATCCAATCATGCAATCCTTTTTTAGGAGTTGCTACATATGCTCCTGCGGCTGTGACTGGTTCGCCTTCTGCTCTTTTCACTCTGCCCGGTACAATCATGCCTCTTCTGTGTGCTTCGTTTACAATTGCCTGTTCAGTAACTGCCACTGCACCCATTGTTGTTTGTAGCAACACTGTGTTTTGGTGTGCTATTTCATTTGCTAGTTCAATAAATTTTAATTTTTTTTCAAGTTTCGCTAATAATACTGTGTCCTGTCTGTTGTATTCTATGAACAAACCAAAATCATGATTGTATAGGTTATCTAATGAACCTTCGTACACTGTTTTCTTTTCGCCAAGTTCGTGTTCGCCAATAGCATCTAATCTGTAAGAGTGTCTTTCTTCGTATGTGTATTTTCTATAAAGTTCTAACAGATCCAAATGCACCCTACCAATCAAATCATAACTTAATTGTTCTCTACCGTATTTCTCAAATACTCTTTTCTTAGGTTTTTCTCCCCAAAAACACAATCGTCTTGTGTCGTCACTGCTTAATACTTTTTGTATTCTACCAACTGTGTAAGGTATATCATAACCCTCTGAATTCCATCCTGACAAGATATCAGCATCATCAATTAATGTAAGGAATGCATCAAGCATGTCTGCTTCTTTGGCAAACAACATTACGTTTTCAAAACGTTCTGTGGCCATTTTCGCACCCGACATATTCAATGTCTTTGGTGGCACTGCAAATGTGACCAATTGATCTGTCCAACTTAGATAACAAGTTATTGCAGTAATTGGCATAAATGGATCATCTGTTGTAGAATATCCGCGTTCAGGATCAAAGTCAACCTCGATATCAAAAAATACTGTATTGACTTTTGGCGCATCTTTGCCCAAGTAGTTTTCTTCCAAGCATCTAAACACAGGATTTATATCCTGTTCGTATAGTTTTTTGTTTGATCTTATTTTTTGTTCTTTGATAAACTGTTTGAATGTTGAACACTGAACCTTTTGCAGTTGTTCTCCGTAAATGCTCCTGTGTTTGCCTCTGCTGTCAGGATAATAAAAGACATATCTTGCATCATACTCTACAAATTTCCTTTGACCTTTTGCATCGCGTTCTACTACACGTACTTTGTCTTCATCTCTTTTGTAAAAAGCGTCAATGTAACTCATAATAAAAATACTTTAATGTTACCAATTATGTTCATTATTGTGAACCAACTGGCCAATACTAGTGTCCAAATTATTCTTCTTCTCCAACAAGCAATAGCCAATGTCATTGATCCCACAAGATAAACAGGAAACACATAATCCATTATAGGATATGGCGAAGTAAAAGTCAATATTACAGAGCCAGCAATGGTGAATATTACACTAACAATTTCAAAATAAAACGCTACTTTGTCTGTGTTGTAACTGTTTACCCAAAATTCTTTGAGTACACTGATCACTAAATTTTACCTGCGGCTGTAAGTATTGATTCAACAATATCCATATCGTCAGACACACCCTGGTAATTGTCTTTGTGTGCTATAGCAATGGCCTTGTTGATCATGGCTGGTTTAAGTTCTAGTTCTTCTGATAATGCTCTTACTGTATCTTTCAAACCTGATTTGAGGTCATCTACTTCTCCAAGAACCTGAGAACCTTGATTTATTATCTGTATTAGTTTTTGTTTTTCTGCTTCATTGAAATTTCGCATGTTTTCTCCTTTTAACTATTATACTTTATGATTGTAATAAAAGCAATTATTTTTTAGGCTTTGTTGAAACTCTTATTGGCTTTTTACCAGATCCGCCTCCGGTGTCTTTACCACCTCTACCTGCTTTTCTTTGTGCTGATCTTTTTCTGTTAACTGCTGATTTCTTTTGTTTTTTGCTCATAGAACGAGCCTTTGATGCTGGCACACATTTGGCATAACCTCTTTTGGAACCCGATGTACCACACTCAGGATGTCCACCACCTTTTTTCTTTTTGGCAATGTTTACCCATTTCTGTTTAAACCATTTACGTAAACCACCTTTGTATTTTCTTTCATTTAGAATTAAACCGCCACAGTTGATACAATAGTCAAAGTTATCCACCAAAGCATCTAAATCGTAATCTGGTTTTATTGCTCCATGTTTGTTTTTGGCAATCATATCCATTTGTATTGCTACTTTAAAATCATAATCTGTTACATCTTTAGTACGATGTGTATAAATTTTTACTAGCACTTCATCATAAAACACTCCAAGATCAGCATGATGATCTAGATCTTCTTGTGGTTTGATAGTGTCAATTAAAAATTTTATAACTTGAAAATAATCTTCAAACTTGTATCTTTTTTGTAGACTGTTATCTTTGTACT